CGTGCTGGCAAAGTCGTAGTTCTTTCCGCTGCCCTGCCAAAAAGGTACGGTTTCGGCTTGCGGCAAAAGCACATCACCACGGTTAAACGTGTCGGAATAAAGATAGGTTTGCGCTGCCTTTGCAAAGTCGGACAAAAGAACAACGTGTAACATATCTTTCGGCGTAAATCTTTCCTTGCCGCCAACATTGAACACGGTGGAAATGCTTTGCAGACGGTCGGCATACGTACCCATAACGTAAGATGCAAAGCGGATAAAATCGGGGTCGGTGATAGCCTTTGCCGCTGTCAGTGCGTCAGGGTTCGGGGTCGGTTCGCCCTCGCCTGGCGCTGGTGTTGCAGGGAAATACTTGTCGTTATACAACTTCAAAAGGTTCACACATCTTGCAGTGCTTGCGCTGGAAAGGTCGGCACTGGTTAAATTTTCTGCCGTAACGCCAAACGCAACCGCATCAGCTAACACGGTTTCCGCAATCATGTTGTTAATAGTGCGCATAATCAAAGCGTCTGCCTTGATAGTCATTGACTTTTCAACGGCTGCATAAATCATCGAAATAAAGCCGTTAAGTTGTGCGGCGTTGCTGAAACTTTCCTTAACCTGCCTTTCGGTGATTGATACGGGCACTTCAAACGTAACCTTTGAGTTGAAAAACTTTGCGGTAACGGTCGGTTTGTGGAAAACATCTTGGGCATAAGTTTGTCCGTCCGTCAAGTTCCACGTGTCGTTTTCCTCGGCTTCGGGAACATCGGCACTTATTTTTTCCAACACGCTGCCAAACTCCCACGCATCCATTAAAACGCTCGGCACTTTGCCCGCATAAGGTCGGTTTACGAAAATCACCTTGCCGATATGATTTACAAGTGATTTAACGTAATTATCCACGGCATTTTGGTTAAACACTTCCGTGCCCAAATCCACAATGCCCGTCAAATCCTCGGTTACAATGTCCTCGCGCCCCAGCACTTCCCTTGATACTTGGTTAATAATCTCGTAAATCTGTTTTGCTTTCATATTGCTAAAAATTAAAATTAGTTATTCGTAAATACTCGTTGTTAATTCTCTTACAAGTGCAAAGATAATGTTTTTTCTCCAATTATCACGCCTTAACTGCAATTCTTTTGCAATTTCACTTGAAATTGATTTGCTTGCGCCCGTTCCTTTGCTGGTTTCGGTTGTTTGGCGTTCCTCTGTGCGGTTTCTCTCATCGTTTGCGGTCTTTCGGTCGCTGTCTGAAAAATCGGTGTCGTTAAAAGCCTTGTTTGCGCCCGTTTCGGTGTTGTCGGTGCTTTCCTGCAAAGTAACCGTTTCCGTCCGTTCAATTTGCCCCGTTACGGGTGTCAGTACATCGTAATCGGCTAACATCGCCGCCGCTTCACGTTCCCAGCCTTGCACGTTTACCGCAATCACCGCCGAAACAACATCGCTTGCGTTGTCGCTGGTTATGCTGCTTACAACGGTCTTGCCGCCGTACATCAGTAAGGCGTAAGCGTCTAACTTGGTCGGGTCGGTATCGCCGAAAATTGCGGCGTACTCTGTCGGGTATTCGGTCTTGAAAACCGTTGCGAATATCCCGACACCCTTTGTAAATAGTTCGCTGTATTTCATTGTTTATCTTTGTTTTCTTCGTTTTCTTCTGTTTCTTCTGTTTCCTCTGTTTCGGTATCGTTACCGTCCGTTTCCGTTTCCGTTTCTTTCGTTTCTTCTGTTTCCTCTGTTTCGGTATCGTTCCCGTCTGTTTCCGTTCCGTTTCCGTCTGTTTCGGTTGTTTCCTCTGTCGGGTCGGGGTTTTCCTTTGCCGTTTCCAAATCAGCCGCCAAAGCGTTGTAATTATCTCTTTCCAAACCCCAACTTGAAGCAAGTTTAACCGAAATTTCGGTGTCGAACATTTCGTTAATTTTCTCAACTGCATTTTGTCTTTCTTTTAGCATATTATCCACATACGGCAAAAGTACGTCCACATTCATTGATACCTCGCCCAAATTGAGCCGTTCACGCTTCATATTATAATTTGCGTTTAACCCCAATTCGTTATACATACTGGCTTTGTAGTATTGTATCAGTTCAATAAGTTGTGTAATATACACGCTGTTTGTGGTCGGGGCTGTCTGCATATTTACGCCCTTGAAAAAAGCGTTTTCCCCGATAATTGAAAATTCGCCGTCCTGTATCTTGCGCAAAAACTCATCGGCACTTTGTTTTGTCTTGTCATCGCTGGCACTTATAAGCATCGTGATACGGGTCAAAATGCTTGCCGTGTTCAACGAAATAAGCCCGTCAGTATGCAAGACGGCATAACGCCCAATAAGCGGCAAAAGGCTTTCGCCGTTGCTGTCATTTTCAATCAAAACCCCGTCTTTCTGTATATCGTAGGTTTTGTTTAACTTTATTGCAGGGTTCGCCACGGTGTAAAGCGTTGCCCGTCCGTAAACATCGGGTTCGCCGCCTTTGCCGCCCGAAAGCGCATACAAAACCCCGTCCACGCTGGTAACAAAGGCGTTGCCCGTGGTCTGCAAAAGCCGCTCCAATTCTTTTTGCGGTATGCTGTCGGGCAAACCCTCATACTCAAACATACTTTGAGTTTTCGCCAACGTGTTCGCCATAAATTCGGTTACGGCGGTGTCTTTGTCCCTTACTTGTTGCTGGTACAACTTGTAAATGTTATCTTTCCTCTTCATCTGTCAAAACTTTAATAAGCGTTGTTAATTCGGCTAACACTTTCGTATTTTCCGCAATCGTATCTTTTAGGTGTTCCGTTTCTTCCTGGTGCGCCTGCCTTTGTTTCACCATATACCAAAACAATGCGCCACACATCACAATCGGAAAACCCAAACTTGAAATGATTTGAATAATAGTATTTGCGTCCATATCAATAAATTTTTAGTTCCTATTGCAAAGGTAGTTATTTATTTCGTAAAACGTGCGGTTCGGACGAAATTTGCACCAAACCGCCGTTATTTTCATTTAAGCGAAACAATGTTTGTCTTTGCACTCGTAATTAAATAATTGCGTACTATTTCGCCTACTTCGTTGTCTTGGTAGAAAACTTTGTCTATTGCGAAAAACCGTGCGACTTGTTGTTCAACATAACTTGCCGTACTTAACAACTTGCGTTTGTAGTTCGGTTTGCCGTTCATTTCCAGCGAATAAATAAGGCTGTTTTCCTCATCTTTTATCGGGGTTGTCTTTGCGTGTATGTACGTGAAACATTCGTTGCCTACTTGTATAATGTTGCCTTGTAACACTACATCGTTAAACTTGATATAATACACAAACAACACATCTTGCGGCTTGTACTTGCAAGGCAAATGCGGATATACTGCAAGTTCCCATTTACCGCCCGTAATCATCTGCAAGTTTTGATTATCGAAACAAAAATACTTGTTGCTGGCTTTGTGTTGTAATATCGTGCTGCAATACTCAACCGCCACTATTGCGCCGTGTTCGCCAAAGCGGTATATATCTATCGTTCCCTGCTCCATAAACGGCACTTGTTTCAAACCCATTTCAGTAAAGTACGGGCAAAACTTGTTTACCGTGTTCCCCAGCATAAAAACCTTAACATCGTTGCGCTGGCGTATTATCGTACTCAAAAGGTTCATAAACAACATAAACTCATCGGGCAAATAATACCGCCGTGTTAAAAACTCGTCAAACACAATCGTTGTTACATTCGGGTAACTGCTGCTTTTTTCGTGTTCCTGCTCTGAAAGGCAAAACCCGTAACAAAACGGGGTCGGGTCGGGTGTCCGCTTGTTTTTCTCTGCATCGTAGTAAGATAAAAACCATTTGTTCGACATATAGAACACTTCGTTAAATTTGCCCTCTGTCAGTTCCTCAATAAGCCCGTTTACCACGTGGTTTGCAAACAGACTTTCGGCACGTTTGCCCCGTAAGTCCTCACGCCATCGGCGTATATACGCCATTTGCTTGCCCGTCTTGATATAGTTTTCCAAACCATATTTTAAGGCTGCATAAGTCTTGCCGTTTGACCTTTCGCCAAATATCACGTTATAATCGGCGTTCTTGCTTAAAATCGCTTTCAAGTCGTAAAATTTCGGCTTGTCTGTCTTTGTCTTTCTTGCTGTCATAACTCTTTTATTTTTAGTCCTTAAATTTAATACCTCGCAAATAATTTATGTACATAACCGAAAGGGAAAGGCTGTATCCGGTCGGCTCTAAATGTACGCCCGTGCGTTCGTTGTAGTGCGCCGTGCTGCCTTTGTAGTCGGGTATCTCGCCTTGTATCTCATAGTCTATGTATGTGTGTATGTTCTTGCCCGTTGCTTGCGGCGGTATATCCAGATAATTAGTGAAAGCGTCAAAGATACCGTTTGCCCCGTACTTTTCAATAAGGTAGGGAATTGCGGCTTTTTTGTTCACGCCCGAAACGGTTAAACTAAAATCGTATGCCCGTCCGCCTGCTTTTAATGTGTTCGGTTCTTGCACCATATACCGTTTAGCTCCCAGCGTCTTAAACCGTGTATATGTACCTTCAAAATCCCAAACGCCCAAAGTCTTTGTTATGCCTTTTATCGTTTGCGGCTCGCAAAGCGAAAACGGCAAACCGTGGTACTTGCAGGCTGCACGCAATTTCATTTGCACCTGCATATTATAAGCCTTGAAATATGCTTCGTGCGCCTTGCCGTTCATTATTTTAATGCTGTCCGTGTCGCTGTATATGTAATCGTCTTTTGCTTCGTGTATACCCGTGAAAAGGTTGCGCCGTGCGTATGCGGTTACGAAAATGCCCCACGGGTAAAACAAGAAACGGTTTTTGCTGGTGTTGTACTTGTATAAAAGTTCTTGTTTTTGTTCGGCTGTCATTAAGTTAATATCCCATTCGCCGTTATATGTAAACTCATCACGCAAAGGGTTGGTAACACTCATACCGTAACAACTGTTTAACATTTCCTTGCTGTTAAGGTATTCCACTTCTTTGCCCTCAACGCCTTTTAATTTCGTCTTGCTTTCGTACAAATGTAGTATTGACTTTACAAACGGGGTCGGCAAATACTCTTTCTTGTAACAATACATTTCACCCACACGCATACTTTCCCATGAATAAAAGTTTTTGATTATATTAAAATCCACGTCCGTAATTGTCAGCGCAATTTTTGCAGCCGCCACAATACGCCCGTTATTCTCGCACGGGTTTTCTTTCACAAAACATTTGCTTGCCGAAATCGGGTTGTCTTGCGTTTCGCTGGCAAATAGGTTGGTAAACTCAATATCGAACACACAACAATACTTTGATATTAAAAACTCAAATTGCGCCATACTTTTAACCGTGATTGCAGCGCCTTGCGACATCGGGTATTTTTCCGCAATCATTACATACGGGTAACTGCTTGTAAAGTCGTAACTATCCACGTTGTACATTATTTCGTCTGTATATTCGGCGTTGGCGTGTGTAAAACCGCCTGCAAACGCACGTTGCAACATATTAAATTCATTCATACCCGTAATTTGTAGTTCCTGCATCAAGTTTACGTAATCCCAATTCGGTACGGTCTTTCCTGCATCGCTTTTTTCACGCAAACAATGCGCACGGCAATACTTGCGCACAAACCCCGTCTTTGTTATCGGTATGCGCGTTATCCCCTTGCTTTCCTCGATACGTTCCTGTATGTAGCACATCACTACTTTAATATCGTTTATGCAGTAATGTATTTCCGCATCAGATAGCGGCGTTTCGCTGTGCCTTATTTGCTGGTAGTCCAAATCGCCAACGGCTTTTGCACACTTGTATTTCATAAGTTGTTCGCCCAACTTTGCAAGCGAATAACCCGAAAGCAAGTAACTGCAACGAAACTCAATGTTACCCGTTGTTATCGCATAAATCGGTTTGCGTAAATCAATACTGAAAACCCGGTGCCACTCAAACCACTTGCGCAAAAACTGAAATTCGTATGAAAGGTTATGCACATACACAATAAGGCGTAATTTGTCATTCAGTTGCAAAACCTCGCTTACGGTCTGCATCATCGTAACAAATTCACCCCACGTGCGCCCCATTATTGTATATCCGTTTATGCCAAACTGCCAAACGTACATTATTGCGGCTTTCTCTAATTTCGCCTTGCGCCCGTTCCCGTCCTGCATACGTTGCACTTGCTCGTATGTGTACGCCCGTCCGTCCGTATCACGGTAAAAACTTGTTGTTTCAATATCAAAGGCGCACGGTATGTTGTAAAACCTTTCGCCTTTGCTGTTTCCGATAATGTTCTTTTCGTTTACGGCACGTTGCAAAACGCTTGCAATTTCGGTCGGGCTGTTTATTCTTTCTTGTAACTCAAAAGGTATTTTTTTCATAACCCAAACTTATTGAAGTTGCGCAAAATGCGCTCTATATCGTTTTGCATCTCCTCCATTTGGTCGGCTGCCTCATTTGCCTGCCTTTCTATCTCTGCATCAATCGCCCGTGATATGCTTTCCGCTTCACTCTCAATTTGTGTGCTTATATCGCTTGCGCTTTGCTCCATTTCGCCCGTGAAATCCTTGTATCGCATCAAATAACGCTCTACAAAGTCGCTGTCTGAAACGCTGTTTAACTTGCCCTGCAAGTTCCTTACCATTAAATTGTACTCAACGGGCGTTAAATCGTACATAAGTTGCAGGTGTTGCCCGTACTGCCTTGCACCTTGCGCCGTACTGGTTGGCTGGCGTAAAAACGAAATCGCCTTGCCGTACTCAATTTTTAGGGTGTTCCAATCGCCTTTCATTGAAAACTTGGTAAACCCCTTAATATCGCCTTTGTTCAACGCTTGCACGGCTGGCGAAAGTTGTCCGCTTTGCTCTATATTCTGTATTCGGCGGTTTGCCATTTGGAAAACCCTTGAAATCTCTTTTCTATATTCGGGGCTGCTTTCCACTGCTTGCAATATCTCTTTTTTGATTTTCGCCCGTTGGGTTGCACCAAATACCGACTTTGAAAATTTAATCTTGTAACCTAACTTTGCCATACGCTGTTATATTAAATAGGGGTTACAAACATTGCAACCCCTACAAAGTTAAACATAACTTTCCAAACTCTTACAAGTCCACAAACGAAATCGAATAACAATTCTTGCCGTGGCTCTCGTACTCGTAAATCGTGTACCCTACTTTGCCGTCTTTGATAGTTTGTACCGCCTCATCATCGGCAAGAATTTCCCGTACCGTTTCGGCGGTGTGGCTTGGCAGGTTCACCAACCGTTTGTTTTCCTCATCGATAATTACGGGGCTGTCGCCTAATTGCGACTTATGTACGTAAAGCCCATTGATTTTGTGTACCACATCTTTGCCGCCCTCGCTTTCGCTGTTAAAAATATCGGCTAACTTAATGTACTGAAAGTCGGTTGTGTCAATACCGAAAGTTGTCTTGTTAAATTTACTTGCAAAACTTTTCATTGTAGTAATCTTTTAATTGTTAAACTTGGTGTTAATTGTTATTCGGCTGTCTGTCCTTTCGGTTCACCGTCAAACGGCAAATTTTGTTCGGGGTTGGCTTGCGGCTTCAAGTCCATAAGCCACGCACGAAAGCGGTTTATTTTCATAACCGCACGTTGGTCGCGGCAAACTTCATTACACGCCATAAGGCTACCCAAAGCCGACAAAGCGGCAAAACTAAACTCGTCAAATGCGGTTCTTTTTTCTTCCATTGTAGTAAACTTTTAATTGTTAAACATAGACTTCTTAAATTTCAACGTACCGTTGTGTTTGACTACCGTTGTATCGGTTGTTACTATCGTAGCCTTGCCCCGTACCGTTGTGCCCTTTGAAACGGCGCAACCCTGCAAGATTGCAGATAAAAACAACATCGCACCACATACGGCGAAAATCATAACACACATTGCAACTTCTTTAATTGCTTCTTTCGGTTGCTCTCTGAAATGTTGTAGTAACTCTTTCATAATCTATTTTATTTTAATTGTTATCACTTGTTTTATAATCACATTGCAAAGATACAACATTTTTCTAACATACAAGCATAAGCGCACAAATTATTTTCGTTTTAACTTTTCTTAACTCTGGTGTTGTGTTCCACGTTAAACATTTTATTTCGTGCATCGGTGTGGCAGTGTTCCACGTGAAACAATTTCACGGGCGCACACGCATAACAAAAACCGTGCCAAAGTCTGTTATTTTCTGTTAAATCTGTGCCATAGCAAAAACCGTGCCAAAGTCTGTGGCGAAATGTTAAAAAACGGTAAAGTGGCGACCCAGCAAAAACCGTGCCACAAAATGTTTGCAAATGTTAA